CCGGGCGGTCGACTCCCACGCTCACGCGCTGGAGTTCTCGGCCGCTCGGAGCAGGGACGGCGTCTGGTTCGGCTGCCACGATAAGAGTCTGTCGCGTCTCGTTCCGGCTCTAACCAAGAACGCGGACGAGTATACCTGGGGCGAGATCAAGGCCGCGGCGTCGAAGACCCAGTATATGCCGGCGACGATCGATTGGCTGATGGACACGTACTCCAAGAGTCACGTCATCGTCTTCGATCCGAAGCATAAACTCGGTGAGTGGCAGGCCGTCTGCGACATGTTCAAGGGCATGGAGCAGAAGGTCATACTCAAGTCGTACGGGGACTCCAAGTGGGCGTTTGACGGGATGCGAGCACGCGGGTTCAAGACCTGGGGGTATGCGTACGCCTCGGACACAACCAAGGAATGGTATCCGAACTTCCTCGCGGGGAAGGTCTGCGATATTTTGTCCATGGAGTTCAATGCGCCACAGACCACATGGGATGCCCTGAAGGCCTCTGGTCTCCCAACGGTTGCGCATATTCCTGCCGACCTTGACCAACTCAAGACAGGATGGTCTCGAGGAGCGATGGGCGCCATCGTGTCAGGTATCGCGGCCGCCTGTGAGAGGGCCGCATGAGTCCTGCGTTCACGCTGGAGATGGATTCGAGGATGGACACGGGGAAGTGGCTCGAGAGACTCAAAGAGGGGCGCTTCTTCGATTTCCTCGACGACTGCGGACAGGCCGGGGTGGCTGCGCTAGCTGCTGCTACTCCGGTCAGGTCCGGTTACACTGCATCCAGCTGGTCTTACGAGATCAAGCGGAGCAGAAACCGAGTCTCGCTGGTCTGGAACAACTCCCACGTGGAGCAAGGTGTCCCGATCGCAGTCATATTGCAATACGGGCATGGCACCAGGACCGGTGGCTATGTCCAGGGCGTGGATTATATAAATCCGGCGCTCAGGCCCATATTCGACAGCATCGTCAAGCAGCTTGAAAGCGCGGTGAGAGGCTAGTGGCGTCAATCGAGGAGCGGGTAGTCTCGCTCAAATTCAACAACGGCCAATTCATGAACGGGGTTCAGGACTCCCTCAACGGAGTCAAGAAGCTCGAGGAGGGATTGGCATTCCGAGGCGGTGTCGAGGGGATCAATCAGGTCTCAGCAGCCGCTAAGAACCTTAATTTCTCGGAGGCCCAAGCGGGCATCGCCGAGACTACGAGCAAATTCTCGGCTCTCCAGTCGATTGCCTTCGGTGCACTCGCCAGCATCGGTGGAAAGATCGCAGAAGTCGGCTCCTCGATGCTCTCGAGCTTCACGGTTCAGCCCCTTATCGATGGTATGAAGGAGTACGAGCTCCAGCTCAACTCTGTTCAGACCATTCTCGCCAACACTGCCCAGAAGGGCGAGACGATCCAGACCGTTAACGCGGCTCTGGACCAACTGAACACCTACGCGGACCAGACCATCTACAACTTCGGTGAGATGACGTCCAATATCGGTAAGTTCACCGCTGCCGGCATTGGACTGGACGACTCAGTCGCGTCGATTAAGGGTCTGGCGAACTGGGCGGCCGTCGCTGGTGCCAACTCCGAGTCCACCTCGAGGGCTATGTATCAGCTTTCGCAGGCCATGGCCGCGGGAACAGTGAAACTTCAGGACTGGATGTCCCTGGAGACCGCCGGCATCGCTACCAAGCAGTTCCAGGATCAGCTGATCCAGACTGCCAAGATCCACGGCAAGAGCGTCGATGAAATGATCGCCAAGAACGGGTCATTCAGGCTTTCCCTCCAGGAGGGATGGCTGACTCAGGAGATCATGATGGAGACCCTGAAGCAGATGGCCGGTGAGTACTCCGACGAGCAACTTCTCTCCATGGGTTACACCGAGGAGCAGATCGCTCAGATCCAGGAACTGGCCAAGACTGGTATGTCGGCGGCTCAGGACATCAAGACATTCTCGCAGTTGATGGGTGTCATCGGCGAGGAGCTCGGTTCATCCTGGGCTCAGTCGTTCCGAATCATATTCGGTGACTTCGAGCAGGCCAAGGAGCTGTGGACCAAGGTCGGCGCCTTCCTCACCGGTCCGAGTGGCGTCATCACACAGATGGGCAACGCCCGGAACGCCCTTCTCCAGGGCTGGGCGGACCTCGGCGGTAGGGAGCGGATCCTTGAGGGTCTCGCTTCCCTGTTCCACGCCATGTGGGATCCGTTACAGCGCATCGGTCAGGCGTTCTCGCAGGTCTTCAGTGGCCCGTCCGCCGAGGGTCTGTACGCAATGTCCGAGGCGTTCGCGAACTTCATGGCTAAGTTGGTTCCCAGCGAGGCTACGGTCGAGTCGATCGGTAACTACTTCGAGTCGTTCTTCCGAATCGTCAAAATAGGTGTACTAGTCCTCACCGACTTCGCCAAGGTGATCGGATGGATCGCCGGCGGAGCGCTCAGGGGACTGGGCGCCATCATTTCCAACCTGACCGGGCACACCGCAGGATGGTCCTCGACGCTCAGGGATCATATTGCGGCTGTTCAGGAGTGGTATGACAGCCTGAATGTCGCCGAGAACGTCATCAAGGCCATCACCTGGACAGGCCACGGTCTGAAGCGCATATGGAACAACTTCTCCGAGGGTTTCCACGACGAAATCACTCCCAGCCTCAGGCGCCTCAAGGAAGCCTGGGATGGTCTGTGGGAGGCTCTGAAGACTGCCGGCTCCAGTATCAAGGAATCCATCGTTGCCCCCTTCCGGGAGCTCAAGGAGAGCGCCCAGGAGGTCGGTCAGGCGCTTGGTATCACCAGCGATTCCACCGAGGAAGCCGGCGAGACTGCCGAAGCAAACGAGTCCAAGTTTACCAAACTCAAGAACAAGATCGTCGACCTGTTCGAGTCTGCCTACAAGAAGTCGTATTTCTGGGGGCAGCACCTGGCCGACCATCTTATTCCCGCGATCGACAAACTCGCCAGCTTCATCATCTGGCTGACTGAGTGCATCAACAAGCAGGCCATTGTCGTTAGCGACTGGTTGACTCCCAAGATGGAGCGACTGGCTGCACTTTACGATGAGGTGTCCACCAAGTTTAGCGAGTGGGCTGAGGCTATGCAGAACGGGCCTGATATTGCTTGGCTGTCGTCCCTCGGCGGTATTCTTTCGTCGTTTGGAGCCGGTGTCTGGGGTGTCCTCAAGAATCTGGCGACTCTGAACTTCGATTTCGACACCAAACCGTTCCATAAGGCGTTCAGTGACCTTAAGACGCTCATGGGCGAGTATGCCGATTCTGTCAAGTACGGCTGGAGTACCACAAAGGACTTCATCGCCAACCTTGAGCTCAAAGACAAGGCTACGTCCGGATGGCATAACTTCGTCAAGCTTATTCATGGCCTCGGCAAGGTTCTGTCCACCGTTGGCCACTACGCCGTCATCGCCGCCAAGGCTCTCATCGAGCCGTTCAAGGGCGCATTTGCTGAGCTCAAGAACATGGCCGACAACGGCGACTATGGGGGCATATTCGACGCAATCCTCAAGACGGGCGCGCTGGTCACATTCCTCGCAATTGCCCGGAATGTCATCAACACCTTCAAGGAGTGGGGCAAAGCAGGATCCAACTTCGCCGGTATTCTCGGCAGCGTCAAGGACGTCATCGACGGGTTCAAGGAATCAATGGAGGCTACGACCGCCAAGGTCAAGGCCACCACGGTCCTCATTCTCGCCGGAGCCGTTCTCGTTCTGGCCGCTGCGCTCTGGGTCGTCGCCCAGATCCCGGCAGGCAAGATTGTGGCCGCTGGTGCAGCTCTATATTTCATGTTCAACATGCTCAAGAAGGCGGAGGACGAGCTGTCCAGCGCCGGTGAAGGCAAGGACACGAAGGGGCTCGCTAAGCGAATGCTGGCGCTGGTCGTATTGGCCGGAGTCGCACTCCTACTTGGCAAGGCGCTGAACAACATCGGCACCATGGACTGGGATGATATCCTCAAGGGAACCCTTGGGCTCTTCGCAGTCATAAAGATGCTGATGATGGTGGCCGATACGACTACCAAGAAGAACAAGGATATCCTGGCGTTCGCTCTCACGGCGATTCCGCTGGGCATCGGTGTTATGCTCCTTGCCTATGCGGTCAAGCCGCTCGGTGAGATGAGTCTGTCGGACCTGACACAGGGTGTTCTGGCACTTGGTCTTATCATGAAGATGATGACCATGATGTCCCAGATGGGCACGGTCAAGATCAAGAAGGCCTCAGCATTCGCATTCCTTGCGCTGGCATTTACCATGCGACAAATTGCGAAAGTCCTAACCGAGATCGGTGAGTTGTCTTGGGGCGACACGATCAAGGGCATCATCGCTATGGATATTTGCCTGGCGTCCTTGACGTTCACTGTCGAAAGGCTCGGAAGTGACAAGCTCTCCGGAGGCAAGTCTCTTGTCGGGGCTCTAACGATCCTTGTCCTGGCGGCGACGCTTAAACTCATCGCCAGCGATATTGAGAGTTTCGCATCCATGCCATGGGGCGACTACCTCAAGGGTCTGGTCATGATGTCAGCGGCCCTGGCAGTTCTCGTTGGGATCAGCTCCATCGGTGGGGGAAGCCTCGCCGGTGCGGCGGGTCTCTTCGTGACGGTAGCGGCGCTTGCTCTCCTAGCACCCGTGATGAGGATGCTGGGCGAGATGGACTGGGCCACGGCGGGCAAGGGTATTGCCATCATGGCTCTGGGACTGGCCGCTCTTGTGGCTGTCGGTTATGTTGCTGAGTTCGCCGCGGTCGGTCTACTCGCATTGGGCGGCGCTATACTGATGATCGGTATGGGTGTTGGTCTAGCGACCGAGGGTATTGCCAAATTGGTTGACGCCATTGCGAACCTGTCGACCTCGGGCGCCGATGGTGTCCAGACATTCCTCGCGGCCGTCGACGGCTTCATTGAGAGAATGCCTGCGATGGGTACGGCGCTCGGCGAGGGCTTCATCAACTTCATGCAGGTCCTCATCGACAATTCAGGCACCATCGTCGAGTACCTCAAGCTTATCCTGACGTCTGGCGCTCAGGCTATGATTGAGTCTATCCCGACGTTCGTTCAGCTCATGACCACGATCCTCCTGGCGATCATCCAGGTCATATACGACAACGCCCAGGCTCTGATCGACTGCGCCATATTCTTGATCCTGACTCTGTCGCAGGCTCTCATCGACAACATGCCGCAGTTGGTCCAGAGAGGCTCGGATGTTCTCATATCCTTCTTGGATGGGCTGAGTCAGAAGATTCCTGAGATTGGGCAGAAGGCTACAGACTGCATCGTGGCGTTCATCACCAGTCTCGGCGACGAGATGCCACGAATCACTGATGCAGCGGCCAAGACCGTCATCAAGTTCATCAACGGGCTTGCTGACGCAATCGAGAACAACTCCGAAGCGATGGCTCAGGCGGGCGTTCGACTCATCAGTGCCATCACTAGGGGCATCAGTACCGGCATCAAGACTCTCGTGTCCACGGGGGTAGCACAGATGAAGAACGCTGGTATTCAGCTGGTCAACGGCCTCAAGAATGCGATCACCGAAAAGCTCTCCTCTATCGCTAGCGCGGTAACGAGTATGGGTAGCACCGTTGTTTCGAAGGTCAAATCGGCGTTCGGCATTCATTCTCCTTCGAGGGTGATGTACGAGATCGGTGATTTCCTGATGCAGGGTCTTGCGAACGGCATCACCGACAACACCGAGCAGGGTATCGCGGCGGCCACTACCATGGCCACTGACACCGTCGACGCGTTGTCCAAGGGCTTCGGTAACACGAAGGATATTTGGAACAACGCATTCGGAGAGAACGCCGATCCGACGATCAAGCCGGTTCTGGACCTCTCGCAGGTCGAGGAGCAGGCGGGTCGTCTTGACGAAATTCTCCCCAAGGAGGAGATCGCTGGCACTCTCACGACGACGGCGACCGCACAGCTCGCGGGACGAGTTGTTACTAGCACTCCGGTGAAGTCGAATGACACCGCCGCCAGCGAGACGTACAACCAGGGCACAAGTCTCGTGTTCAACCAGTACAACAACTCGCCGAAGGCGCTGTCCGAGGCGGAGATCTACCGCCAGACTCGTAACCAGATCGAGCAGGTGAAGGGAGCCATGTACGAGCTATGATTGAGTCAATCGAGTTTCTTACGTACCGACAGCAACGCGTCGTTCTTCCTCTGAGGGATCCTTGGGGGATTGGTGTAGCTGTCAAATCCGTTGACGGCCTGTCGGCTACGAAGGCCTCGATCAACACGACTGAACTGGCTCTTACGGATGTGGCTATATTCAACGGCGCGAGGGCGGGAATGAGGAACCTCAAGATCAAACTCGCGCCGTTGCCCATGCCCGATATCGAGACCAGCAGACAACGCATATACGCCTGGTTCCAGATCAAACAGCTCATGACTGTGTATATCAACACAGACAAGCGCAGGGTCAAGACCGAGGGGTATGTTGAGGCGGTTGAGGCGGACATATTCTCGAAAGAGCAGGAGATCAACGTCTCCATCCTATGTCCGGATGCTTACTGGCATGACGCGGACACTAGTATCGACAAGAACCTTGAATGGTCCAGGGAGATTCCATCTTTCGAGTTCGACTTCATGGATCAGCCGTCTCCGTCGCTGGAGTTCAGCAAAGACCGCGGTCTATTGTCCGCCACGATTGACTACGAGGGCGATGTGGAGACCGGGTTCACCATGGTCTTCACATTCCGCCCAGGGGCCAAGCTTCCGATCACGGTGACCGAGACATTCTCCGGAGACCAGTTCAAACTCACTGGGGCATTTCTTGACAAGACTTACTACAAGGTCGATCCCATCGTGGGTGGCGACATCGTCACGGTCAATTCTAGGACAGGGCGCAAGTCTATCATCCGAAATCGTGGCGGCCGCAAGGATAAGTTCATAGCGGCACTGGATCGTAACTCGGACTGGCTCAAACTTAGGCCTGGCGTCAATGAGTTCCAGATCGCTATGAATGATCCGAATCTCACGGACGTATATTTCTCGACCGACGTTCTCTTCCAGGGGGTGTGACGTGTATCTTGCGGTTTTCGACGAAGCCATGGTCCTCCAGCATATCTGCGAGGACTACAAATCCATCATCTGGACTGAAAGGTTCCACGGTTTTGGGGATTTCAAGCTCACGGTTCCCGGAACCCTGGAAAACCTGCAGACCTATCAACTCGACTACTACTTGTACACCAAGGGCACGAATAAGCTCATGATCATCGAGCAGGTCGAGCTCAACACCGAGTATAGTAAGCAGTCACTGTTGACAGTCAGTGGGCGTAGCCTTGAGTCCATATTGGACCGACGCGTCATGCACCCCTATCCTATTTGGGAGGGAACCAGACTATGCATGCATGAGCGAACCAAAGGGAAGGTCAAAGATGTTATCAAACATTACACCAACCTTCTGTTTAAGCAGAGGGATTCGCTAGACGCATCGCACGAGAGGCACGTCACGGGGTTTGGTTGGTACTCAGTCGATGAGTTGCCTTCCGGGATTCGTAAGGGGCGTCCTGTTTCTTCGATGGATATCGGAAACATCAGGGCGAACGCCAACGGTTCCGTACGGAACGTGTCGGCGAACGCCGGATACACTCATACGTCCTACGACGATACTGATCCATATATTATGGAGGGCTCCTGGTATAAACTGGTTCAGAATCTCACGGACTTGACTATGTCTGGATGGGCTATTGAGTTTGACGGGGAAGATCCGTATTACTGGTACGGGTATACCTATAACGGCGTGAACCGAACATTTAATCAAGGCGAACGCCCTCCTGTAGTGTTCTCCCCGAAGTACGATAACCTGTCCAAGGCCACCTATTTCAAATCCAAGGTATCTACTCGGACCAAGATATTCTCGGGCGCTGTGAAATTTACTGTACCCTTGAGCTTGCAGCTCTCAAAAGAGTATCTCGATGATAACCGAGACTCCGCGATGCAAAACAATTCGGTTACCGTCGGCACCAAAGGACTCGGTCTTCGGGAGGGTTATTTTCAAAACCCATCGATCGAACACACAAATGGGTACATGACCTCGACTGGTAGTGGTACTAGCGGCGTGGCTTCGATTGATCCCGAATCCATCTATCGTCAGATTGCCGAGCAGTGTAATACTGAGCTATGGCGTCATATGCCCATTGAGATGTTCTCAGGTGAGGCTGCCCAACAGTCCATGTATACGTACAACGAGGACTTCTTCTTGGGCGATTTCGTGCAGATTCAGAACGAGTTCGGACAGCAAGACATCGCTCGGGTAACCGAGTACATCCGCACCTCATCAGACTCAGAGGGCGACGTCTTCTACCCGACATTCACGTCCTTGTCCGATATTCAGAAGTCGAAACCGGGGTTGAACATCACATGACAGAGAAATCAGGATTCTTCGTCTCCATCAATGGGGACCGGAAGTACTCCGCTGACGACTTCGGCCGCATGTTCGACGGAGTCATCTCGGACGGTATATTCCAGAACTGGGGTCGAGGCTATCAGGTTGCCAAGGGCTCTGGACGAGAGATTATCGTCCAGGCCGGCCGCGCCTGGTTCAAGGGGCACTGGATTGAGAACGACGCGAATAAGGTCTACGCGCTTACCGAGGGCGCTACGGACGGCGATCGTTACGACGCCATAACCCTCAGGGTCGACAAGACGCCTAGCGTTCGTTCCGCTGGTACCCGTGTTATTCAGGGAACTTCGGGTGGCGGAGTTCCACAGCCTACCCAGACGAATGATACCTTCGAGGTCATCATCGCCTATATTCGGGTTCCCAGGGGAGCCAAGACGAATGCCGACTTTGAAGTCACGGACTGTCGCGGTAGGGTTGGCGCTCAGTATGCTCAGTGGGCTCAGAGTGTCATGCAGCCCAAGCAGATCACGCTGAACAACAAGAACGACTTCCTCAACGCCTTCAACAACGACCCGAATCTCAAGCGAGTCATTACTCGCGGCAACAACCTGGGACGGGTCATGACGCCCGCCCAGAAGGCTGCCATTCGGAATGGGACGTTCGACGGTTTGTGGCTGGGCGACTACTGGCAGTACAACGATAATTCCTGCAGGTGGATCATCGTCGACTTCGACCGGTGGCTGGACTACCCGAATGGCGAGAATCAGCACCGAATCACGGTCATGAGCGACCGCAACCTCGGAATCGACAATATCGGCGAGTCGGGATGGTGCGAATACGGCTGGAACGGCTCCAAAATGCGACGGGACTATTCCAATGGCATGGTGCGTTTCTCTACGCTTACCCAGGTCTTCGCCATGCCGGACTTCCGGACGTTCCCTGTTATGGAGCCGCACGGTTACGAGAACACCGGGAATGCCTGGGAGCGCACGGAGAAGGACTGGACCTGGGAGTACCCGCAACTCACCATTCCATCCGAGTTCGAGATGTTCGGCTCATATCTTGTGCACAACCGCATCAACGGCGACACTCACACTATCGGCCCAATCTCTCGTCAGTTCTCGTATTTCCGTGTTGGTAACCCGATTCCGACCCCGGGAGAGTCCTTCTGGCTCCGGGATCAGATTTCCAAGGACTACTTCGGCCTGTACTACGGCGAACAGCGTCGAGTCACTTGGGCCCAGTGGACTGAGAAGTACGGGGTGCGCCCAATCGTTTCTATCGGAGGCTAAATGTCTCATACTGTGGAGCTAGCGATCACCATATTCGGCTCCGTTCTCACCAGTACTGGTCTCTGGGCGTATCTCCAGAAACGTGCGGAAAGGCATGATGCCAAGACGCAACTAATGTTAGGTCTAGCGCACAACCAGATCGTGGCTATGGGAACCGCATATCTGTCCCGTGGTTACATCACCATCGATGAGTTTGAGGACTTACAGAAGTATCTGTATCAGCCCTACCACACTTTCGGCGGAAACGGGACTGCCGAAAAGGTAATGGACGCCGTGAACCGGCTTCCGATCCATTTTCCTGACACCCGAAGAAAGGACAAGCGCTATGTCGCTGTCGAATCAGACCTACAACACTCTTAAGTGGATTGCTCAGATCCTGCTTCCTGCCCTCGCCACCCTATATCTCGCCCTGGCGGGTTTGTGGGGTTTCCCTCACACTGAGGCGGTTGTGGGTACCATCACCGCTCTCGACACTTTCCTGGGCGCTCTGCTCGGTCTTGCGGCCAAGAACTACGAGCCCGAGGTTGACGGCGTACTCCATGTGGACCACAAGAACCAGGAGGTCTACGCCGCTCTGGAGACCCCCGCTCAGGACATGACCCAGAAGGACACGGCCACTCTGAAGGTCTCCGAGGTCTGACGATCCGCGGGATCGACATGGTCTATAATGATACCCCTCATTTGAAAGGAATACCATGTCCGACAACAAGCCGAACACCAAGAAGGCCCTCGAAGAGGCTTACGCTTTCATCGACGGCATGGATCCCGACAGTGAAGCCTATCGCGAAGCTCTCCGCAGCATCAAGGAGCTTGAGCAGATTCAAGACGCAAAACACCGTCGTTTCTGCCCCAGCCCCGATGCTGTGGTGGGCGCCGCCGGCTCCATCCTCGGAATCCTCGCCATCGTGAAGGCTGAGCAGATCTTCCCCGTCGCCTCCAAGGCACTCGGATTCGTCGCCAAGATCCGCATCTGAGACACGAAAGACCTAGGACCCCACAAGGGTTCTAGGTTTTTCGCAAACGTTCTGATTTTCGAAATCCAAAAATTCCCGGGTGGGAAAATTGGAACGCGGATTTTACAAGGGCTATAATGAGACCCCCACGAAAGGAATGCATCATGTCCAACATCTTCATCGCATTCGGTTTCATCTCCTTCGTCATGTTTCTGTACACCGTCTACTCCCAGGCCCAGCAGATCAAGGCACTCAAGAAGGTCGTCCGCCGCCAGCGGCACCTCCTTAAGTTTACCTCGACTCCGTCCGCCCAGGAGACCGACAATGTAGAGAAGTATCTCGAAGAGGATTGGGCCGAGATCGAGAAGATCTTCCGACAGAACTCTACCAAGAAGTGACTCTCACGCCTAGAACCTTCACGGGTTCTAGGTTTTCGCAGAATCAGCATGGCATATAATGAGACCCATAGACCGAAAGGATTGATCATGCTGATCTCCCGCCTCGTCGAGAACCTTGTTAAGTCTGTCATCTACTGCGTTGGCATTTACGCCATCGTCAAGTGGGTGCTTTCCCGTTACAAGATCTCGAAGCAGGATTTCACTACCCCTACCCACATCGATCACAATCTCTGACACACTCCTAGAACCTTCACGGGTTCTAGGTTTCTCGATAGAAAGGAACGCACATGGACCACGACGACATCAAACTGGAATTCTCCGAGCCGGATCCTATTACCAATACACAGAAGGTCACCCTCACGGTCCCCGCCGACGTAGCCCCCGAAGTCGCCAAGCAGATGCTCATCAATGCTATCCAGAATAGCGTGAGCGATTCTGTAAAGACGATGTATCGTGACCACATTCGGGAGCGAGAGGGCAATCTGGAAGAGAACGAGTGGTATAAAGCACTCATCAATATTGGAGGGGAGAGCAAATGAACCTCGCATTCATCAAGGCTACCCAGGACTTCGTCGTACGCAACGCGCACCATATACTCACCGGACTGGCGCTGCTAGGCCTCGGGGCATCGGTCGCTCTGAGCGTCCATGCGGACCGTCAGATGCAGGAGTGGGATATTGACGACTTCAAGCGCCTGACCAAGGAGCAGCGAATCAAGATCTACGCAAAGATCTACGCTCCTCCGGCTATCGCCATATTAGCTACGGGCGCTTGTGTCATCGGCGCTCACAGCATCTCGGTCAAGCGCGAGTCGTCCCTGCTCCTCGCCTACGAGGGTACGCGCCAGGTGTACGACCGTTATCGCGCCTCAGTTCAGGATCGCCTTGGTCCGGAGGAGAAAGTGATCTCTCAGCAGGCCGCGTCCAAGATGGATCCATATCCTCGTGACGCAGCTGTGGTTTGTGGCGAGGGCGACGTCCTGTTCTACGACGCCTACAGCGGTCGTTATTTCAAGTCCACCGTCAACAAGATCGACCGCGTCGTCAACGAACTGAACTACACTCTGCTTCGAGAGATGTGCGTCAGTCTCAACGAGTTCTACGCCGGCATCGGCCTCGAGGGTATTTCCTTGGGCGACCAGCTCGGATGGAATGAGCAGAGGCAGATCGAGGTGCACTACGGCGCCCAGGTCTCGGATGACGGGAAGGCCGTCGTGGTGGTCGATTTCGTCGTCGAGCCCACGGAGAAGTGGTTCAAGCTTTCGTGAAAGGAGCACCGCCTATAACGAGACCCATCTAGAAAGGAACGACCATGAGTTTCAAAGAGACCACCGGATACAAGGTCGTATCCCTTGTCGCCTCGACATCCGCCAGCATTACCGCCGGTGCCGTTGTCGGCGCTCTCTGCCCTCCAGCCGGAGTGGTATTGACCGCCATCTACGGCGTCGGAAGTAGTGTCCTTGGTACATATGTCGGGGACAAGGCCGGACGACAGTACGCCGAGACCCTTGCTGAGACCATCGACTCCATGAAGACACCTCAGACCAACTAGACCGCCGTGCCCTCCAACCGAGGGCATAGGCTTTCGCAAATTCTGCACGCACTATAATGAGACCCCATCAACTCGAAAGGAACTCTCATGTCCGAGAACACCGTTGCCACCGCCGTTCCGACCCCCGAGACCGTTGAGGACGAGACCCCCATCGTCACCGTCAACTGGACCAAGCTCGGTGCCGTCGCCAAGAAGAGTGCGCGTTACGTGCTGCCCGCCGCAGCCGGTTTCGCAGCGCTCGTCCTGGTGAAGGCCCTTGCTTCCTCCAGCGACAGCGATGACGAGGCTCCCGCCGCCATCGAATCGGACGCCGACGTCGTGGACGCTGAGCTCGTCGAAGAGACCGACGACTGATCCTACTCACCCCTAGAACCCAACCCGGGTTCTAGGTTTCTCATTTTTCAGAAAGGAACGAACGATGGAGCTTCAGGCGGCCGTGGTGGTTACCCTCACCGAGAACGGCAAGACAGTCAAGCGCGTCATCCAGAAGAGCGACAAGTTCGACGAGAAGACCTCGTGGGACCATATTGTCAAGCAGACCAAGTCGCTCGCAGCCACCACTCTCAACTCGATGGACTGAAAGGCATATCCATGATCAAGATGAACGTCAGCGCCGAGACCTTCGACGGCGACATGGTCACCGAGACCCTCTGGTTCCACATGAACAAGGTGGACCTGATCGACCTCCAGCAGTCAGAGCCGGGCGGGTTCACTGACACGCTTCAGGCGTTCATGTCTCGCAAGCCCGAGGACTGGACCACGAAGGACAAGTTCAAGCTGTTCGACTACTTCCGCACCATCGTTGACAAGGCCTACGGCGAGCGGTCGTCAGACGGTAAGCGATTCCAGAAGTCGCCGGAGATCCTCGCCAAGTTCAAGGACAGCATCTTCTACGACGAGTTCGTCCTGAGCCTGCTGGAGGACGAGAAGAAGAGCATCAAGTTCTTCAACGGCGTCATGCCCAAGGCGCTCCTCGACCAGGCCAAGAAGGAGCGGCCGGACGTATTCAACCAGATCGAGGCCTGAGAAACCCGAGCGGGGCCCTGGGGAGACCTGGGGCCCCGCATATCAGAAGGAGTGAACATGACTGATAACGTACCCGTGAGGGGCGATTTCCCCTCCAACTCACGGAAGACCAAGCCCGCCGTCGAAAGGGTCGTCAAGACTCCGGCGCGTATTGACAAGGGCAGTCTCGGTAAGCAGGCGCTTCAGGCGTTCTTCGCCGAGGACGTCAAGGAGGTAGGTAGCTATCTCCTCTGGGATATTGCCCTACCCAGTGTCAAGAACGCCGTGAGCGATATCTTCACCTCCGGGATCGACCGTCTGCTCTTCGGAGGCGACGGCGGTCCTCAGCGCTCTCGCAGCAACAAGACCTACACCTCATATTCCAATCGGACTTACGGACGTCGTGAGACTCCGACCGAGCGGACGTACACTCAGAGGGACCGTCGGGAGCACAACCTAGAGTCCATCATATTCGCAACCCGTAGTGAGGCCGAGGATGTCCTGAATCACCTGATCAGCATCTGCGACCAGTACGACGTGGCGACCGTGGGAGACCTGTACGGCATGGCCGGCATTTCCCAGTCGTACACTGATGAGAACTGGGGATGGCGGGATCTCCGAAGCGGACGCGCAGTCCGTTCCCGCAATGGATACATTCTCGATCTACCTAAACCGGAGGACGTCCGATGAACGACGAAGAGATGACAACCGTCTACGGTCTCACATCTATCTTCCTCACTGTTTTCATTCTACTTCTCATCCTCGCCGGTCTGGGATCCCTGCCGGTCTGGGTTATATTCGCAGGGCTAATAGTCATCAACGCCATTCTTATCGCGGGGATCGTGAATGACATAAGGAACAACAAATGAGCGTCGAGCAGATGCGCGCTAAGCTGCGCACAGCATACGGAGGATCGGCGGCGTGGGTCGCCAAAGTTGACCGCATGAATGACGGTCAGGTAATCGCAGTCTACAAGAGCCTTAACGAGAGGAAGTACTTCGCATCATGAGTCTTACAGTTATTTCGCGCCTTGCCGGCAAGGGCGCTCTCATCGTCTCCAAGCACGCTCCCGCCATCCTGACGGGTCTGGGGATCGCCGGCTTTACCGCAACCGCAGTCCTCGCAGCCAAGCAGACACTGAGCGTCGGTGAGGTTACCTGGGAGGACTTGAATGAGCTGTCGACAGTCAAGGCGGCTGAGGACGAGGAGAAGTTCGACAAGCGAGAGATCCAGATTGCTAAGGCTCGTGCCTGGGGCAACCTGACGAAGCACCTTGTCAAGCACTACGCCCTGCCGCTGAGCTTGGGTACGGCCTCCGCCATTTCTCTGATCCTGGCGCACCGCATTTCCGCACACCGGATTGCTGGTCTGTCCATGGCCTACGCCGGTCTCGAGGAGTCCTTCCGCAACTACAAGGACCGTATCGAGGAGGGCTTCGGTAAGGAGGAGACCGAGCGTATTCTCGCCGAGGCTGACGCCAACGCCCTTGACAAGGCGAAGATGGACTACTACAACGAGACGGGGCGTGAGTTCCAGCTCAAGCCTGAAGAGTTCATGCGTGAGCTCGGCGTCTCGCCATATGCTGTGGTGTTCGACCAGAACGCGAAAGCCTGGGAGGGTAACGAGGACTACAGCCTCATGATCCTCCATGCTCAGGAGAACTACGCCAACGATATCCTGCGGACTCGTGGATATCTGCTCCTGAATGATGTGTACAAGGGCCTCGGCCTGCCGCCGACGTCTGCGGGTTCCGTGGTGGGCTGGGTGTACGACAACGAGGATGGTGACGGCATCGTCGAGTTCGGCAACTTCGAGGTATTCAACTACCGCGACTACGACCCAGTCCTCGGACGTGAGGTCACCAAGTTCGTCCTCGACTTCAACGTCGACGGCGTTATTTACGACCAGATTGACAGGGTGGCAATTCGATGAAGGTAGCATTTCTGATCCTTGTCGGTTTTGCCATCGGTCGAGCAACTAAACGAAAGGGACGCAAGTGAAACTTCTACCGGCGCTCGTCGTCGGTCTTACGGCGACATTTCTTGCCGTACAAGACTTGAAGAGCGAGAAGAAGGAGCCTGAGGAGAAGGTTATAGAAACTTCGACTGAGCCTGCAGAGGCCCGGACAAAGCCCACGGAGGAAGAGATGGACGAGTATGAGGAGATCGTCAACGACGAGTATCTTAACATCACCATGGAGGATGACCTCTCCGAGATTATGGGGGAGGATTTCGAGGAAGAGGACGGCGAGGAGGTCGCGGAGGGCGATACCATCCGGGCCATCTCAGAGCAAGAGTACGACGAGGGCGCATTCGGGTTCGAGCGCGTCAACTTGATGTATTTCGTCGACGACGAGGTCTTGTGTGACACGGACATGATCACGATCGACAACAGGAACGAATGGCTCGGGGACGTCGAGCTCATACTCGGACCGGATGAGATCACGGTCATGTGGATCCGCAACTTCAACCTCTCCTACGATATTCGCCTCGAGGTCGTTGAGGACTCATACTCAGGATCCCGCTGATGGAAGACGAATACTTCGACTTCCTAGTCTCATTCTTGGGGGAGGACGAAAACCAGCTGCCGAGCATGTTTGACAGCTACTTCCTCCTGATGAAGCTCTACCGTACCGAGTTCCGCTACTCTGCCATGATGGACCGCAATCGGGACATGGATGGTCGTGAGTGGCGGAACCGCTACGGCGGCGAGCTCCCACCGGCATTTCTCAAGCGCCCAGCCAACGTTCTCGAGGTTCTTCTCGGGCTGGCCGATCGTATGGCGTTTGAGCTGGACGATGACGAGGGCCCCGCTCCTTATTTCTGGGAGATGATCAACAACCTCGGAATCAACTTCATGGACTGCGACGTCATGCTGGACGATAAACTCGATCGAAAGGTCGAGAAGGCTATCAACCGATGGATGAGTCGTCAGTACGATTCTCACGGGCGCGGAGGCATATTCCCTCTCAAGTCCGTTCCCGAGTTCTACGAGTCGGGGGAGTTCCCGAACCAGAACCGCCTTGAGCTCTGGTATCAGATGCAGCTCTACCTCGCGGAGAACTACGACATATAAGGAGTCAAATGGATTTCTACGAGATCAAGGAGCGAGCCCTGAAGTCGGGCACCACCGAGGTACGGCCGGCCTGGCGTGTGCACCAATTCAAGGATCTCATGGTTCGTGGGAAGTCCTTCTACGCCGTGTACAATCCAGAGACACATTTCTGGAGCACTCACGAGTACGACCTGATCCGTATCGTGGACGCCGACGTGACCCGTCGATTCCAAGAGGCCTCGAAGAGGGTCGACGGGTCCGTCTGGGCACGGTATCTGGGGGACTACGACTCCAAGACATATTCCGACTACAAGGCGTGGATGTCCAAGCTCCCGGACGTCTACCAACCTCTCGACGGCAAGATACTGTTTGCCGACCAGACTCCAAGAAAGGAAGACTACGCAACCAGAACACTCTCATATTCTCTGAGCGATGATCCATGCCCCGCCTACGAAGAGCTCATTAGCACCCTCTACGATCCGGACGAGAGGGAGAAACTCGAGTGGGGCATCGGATCTATATTCACGGGAGACTCCACCTGGATCCAGAAGTTCTTCGTGCTCTATGGATCTGCTGGATCCGGTAAGTCAACCGTCCTGAACCTTATCTCGAGGCTGTTCGACGGCCATATCGGTCAGTTCGATGCAGCGGCTCTTGGGCGACCCAGCGACCAATTCGCCCTTGAGCCATTCAAGTCGAATCCTCGAGTGGCTATTCAGCATGACGGCAACCTCTCCCGGATCGCGGATAACAGCCGCCTGAACAGTCTCGTATCCCACGAGCCGATGGTCATGAACGAGAAGGGGAAATCCCTCTACACGTTCAAGCCTGAAGCGATGTTATTCGTGGGTACCAACTTGCCGGTACGCATCACCGACTCGAAGAGCGGACTGACGAGGCGTCTTATCGACGTTGAGCCTTCTGGACGAAAGCTCGATATTCGCCGGTACAAAGAGATCATGTCCCAACTCGAGGACGAGCGCGGGTCTATCGCCAAGCACTGCGTGGATCTGTACAAGTCCAAGGGCCCGTCATACTATGACGATTACAAGCCTATCGGCATGATGAGTAAGACCAATCCTATCTTCAACTTCCTCGATTTCTATCAGGACGAGTTGGATGATGAGAACGGTGTCGCGCTCAAGCGCATCTACGAGATGTACAAGGAGTACTCCCAGACATATTCGGACGGAGCTATGTATCCTATGTACAAGTTCAAGGACGAGATCCGGGATTACTTCGAAGAGTTCCACGATCGAATCATGGTCGATGGAACCAGCCGGCGCAAGGTGTATAAAGGGCTATTGAAATCCAAATTTTCCCAGGGGGAGAAGAAGGAGATCCCGATTCCGGACTGGACTGAGATGAAGGAGCAACCCTCATATCTAGACGAGCTCTACAAGGACCGTCCGGCACAGTACGCCAACGAAAACGGCCTCCCAGCGAAACGTTGGGACGACGTCACGACGACACTGAAGGACTTAGACACCAGAAAGGAGCATTATGTCCTCGTACCCGAGCAAGACGTCGTCATCGACATCGACCTCGACAAGGATAGAGACAAGTGTCTGGAAGAGGCTCGGCGGTGGGTTCCCTCCTATGCTGAACTCAGCCGATCGGGGGGTGGAATCCACATCCACTATCGATATTCGGGGGATCCTTCAGTACTTTCACGGTTGGTGCGCCCCGGAGTCGAGTGTAAGGTCTACTCAGGTAAATCAGCCCTCCGTCGACGTCTCACCGAGTGCACCGCCCACCAGGGCCTTACCACGGTTGAGGACGGATATCTTCCCGTCAAGGAGAAACCCTTGATCCGACAGGAGGTCATGCAGAACGAGAAGTCCATCCGGAAGCTCATAGAGCGGAACCTGAGGAAGGAATTCCACCCCGGGACGAAGCCCAGCATCGATTTCATCATGAAGGTGCTGACGGACGCCAAGGAGTCTGGGATGGACTACGACGTGTCGGACATGAGGCAGAAGGTCCTCACGTTTGCCATGAAGTCCACTCATCAGGCCGACTACTGCATCAAGTTGGTGCAGGAGATGCCGTTCTCCTCAGAGAGCGACCATGAGGAGACCTATGAGGAGCCGGACGACGATACCCCGATTATTTACGACGTCGAGGTATTCCCCAACCTGTTCCTTGTGAACTGGAAAGTCCGGGGGGCCAACAAGATCCAGAGGATGATCAATCCGACTCCGAACGAGATTTCTGATCTTACAGAGAAGAAGCTCGTCGGATTCAACAACCGTCGGTACGACAACCATATCCTCTACGGTCGTATCCTGGGCTATTCAAACATCCAGCTCTATCACCTCTCTCGTAAGATCATCAACAACCTTATCAAGGAGGGATTCCGAGAGGCCTACAACCTGTCCTACACCGATATCTACGACTTCGCCGCCAAGAAGCAGTCCCTCAAGAAATGGGAGATCGAGCTGGGTATCCACCACAAGGAGCTCGGCCTTCCCTGGGATGAACCGGTTCCGGAGGAGCAGTGGGAAGAGGTCGCCGCATATTGCGACAACGACGTCATTGCCACCGAGAAGGTATGGGACCATTTGGAAGCAGACTGGGAAGCTCGTCAGATCCTTTCTGCGATCGCAGGTCTCCCTGTCAACTCCAGCACCAACAAGTTGACCACTCAGATCATATTCCAGGGTCAGCGGGACACTCAGAAGTATTTGCAGTACACAGACCTGTCGGAGATGTTCCCCGGCTACAAGTACGAGTACGGCAAGTCGACATATCGTGGCGAGGAGGTCGGTGAGGGCGGCTACGTCTCCTCCGAGCCCGGATACTACGAGAACGTGGCCCTGCTGGATATTGCATCGATGCATCCTACGTCGATCGAGAACCTCCAGCTGTTCGGGCCCTACACCAAGAGGTACAGCGAGCTTAAGAAGGCTCGTATCTTGATCAAGCACAAGGAACTCGACGAGGCTCGTAAGATCCTGAATGGGGCGCTGGCTCCATATCTGGACGACGACTCTAACCTCGACGCTCTGGCCTATGCGCTGAAGATCGCACTGAATTCGACGTACGGACTCACCGCCGCCAAATTCGACAACCCACTCCGAGACCCCCGGAACGTGGACAACATCGTCGCCAAGCGCGGCGCTTTGTTCATGGTCGACCTGAAGCATTTCGTTCAGGAGAAAGGATACACCGTTGCGCACATCAAGACAGACTCGATCAAGATCCCGAATGCCGACGATCGCATCATTTCGGAGGTCTTCGAGTTTGGGAAGAAGTACGGCTACACATTCGAGCACGAAGCGACCTACGATCGTATGTTGCTCGTCAACGACGCCGTCTATATCGCACACGACAAAGATGGCTGGCACGCAACTGGCAAGCAGTTCCAAGAACCTGTTGTCTACAAGACTCTCTTCACCGGAGATCCTCTGGCTCTCGAAGATGTCGCCCAGACACGATCGGTTACTACACGAATGCTGCTTGAATTCGATGAGAACGATCGTAAGTTCATCGGCCGCGTCGGAAGCTTCGTTCCGGTTGTCCCAGGAACTCCTGGGGCAGGTCGACTTGTACGAGAGAATCATCGAGTGGACAAAGAGGGTAATGAGGTTATTTCGTACGGCGATGTCGGCGGTTGCAAGGGGTATCTCTGGCTTGATTACGAAGACGCCGGAGACGACTGGCGAGCTAAGCTGGATAGTCGATACGGAAGGGAACTCGTGGACGCTGCCCGAGGGCAAATTCAGAAGTATACGGACGTCGATACCTTCCTAGCAGCATGAATCGCGAGACGGGCAGGGCATATAATGAGACCCCCACCAGAAAGGTACTGCCATGTCCTGCCCCTCCCTCGCCCGCCAGTACGTCCTCACCAACCTTGCTGAGATGGGTGTTGGCTTCGCCATAGCTACGTTCGCCTACTACGCGACACGTGACTACTGCGACCAGCACCACCTCTCAGCGACTAAAGAGGACATGCTCGCTATGGCCAAGAGCATCTGCGACACATTCAAGACCAACTGAACACACTCACATCTAGAACCCAACTCGGGTTCTAGGTTTCTCGATAGAAAGGAACGAACACAATGCTCTCTTCTGTTTACGACGGAGGCCAGACCGCTAACGATATCCTTGTCGGATACACCAGCTACCTTCGGGACGAGGTGGCGAATCTGAAGGACGACGAGATCAAGGAGCTTATTGATAAGCTCGAGTGCTGTGACCGCAGCAGCTATGGTCACTACCGTCGCCAGACAGTCCAGAACCTCCTCGATATCTGCCGCACTGAGCTGGACGACCGGGACCTCGTGCGCTGCCTTGTCGAGGCGGGTCTTATCGTTGGAATCAACTCCATCGAGGGGGTCTCCGATGAGTGACAACATCGCTGAGCCAAGGTACAACTGCGTTATTCTGACCAATGGTTCCGAGGTTGTAAGCGAGGTCAACGGACGCCAGATCAATCGACTCGAGCCATCATTATGGTATCTCGTTGACGACCACAGCGATTTCTACAGGATCTACGAGGGCAAAGAACTCGCGAGGACACTCCCGGATCGAGGTAAGACTCTCGCCTGGATCGATCCCGACACCATTCCGATCGCCATATTCCACAAGCAGGAGTACCGCTGGAGAAACGATGGGGGTCGTATTATCCTCGAGCACGTTCCTATGGAACTCGCGGCTCTACGCATCACCCACAACGGCAAATCCGGCATCACCACATTCATCGAATCCTTGCCAGAACGGAGTAAGACTCTCACCGATGGCCAACTTCGCGCTTTAATCTATGAGACCGAGCTCCTGGCGGAAGAGATCGGCGACGTCATCAGTACTACGCAGGAAGACTGGCTCGAGCGGATCCGCGAGATTCTAATGGATGAGTCGGACGCCCGTTGGCTCATCCAGCGACTCCAAGACCGCGGCATCGTCAACCAGGAAGGGGGGTTGTGAAGTACAATCTTTATTCGCCTCCGTATTTCGTCGATCAGGTTCTATCCCAAGACTACTACCCCATAGAAAGGAACACAACATGGCCGTCAACACTTACACTATCAAGAACGCCAGGCTCCTCTTCCGCAACTTCGCCGGAGAGAAAGACCGCTTCGGGAACACGGCGCGAACCTTCTGCGTCATCCTCCCTGATGATGCCGTCGACGACTTCCGGACCGAAGGGTTCAACATCAAGACCCTGAAGCCTCGGGACGACACGGAGGAGCCCCTTCCCTATATCAAGGTGAAGGTCAACTTCGGAGGCCGTCCACCCAAGATCGTCTCGATCATCGGACGTACTCGTACGCTCCTGAATGAGCAGACGGTTGGGGCCCTCGATTTCGCAGACCTAGAGCGGGCTGATATTGCCCTCCGCCCCTACCACGGACGTACTCAAGCTGGAGTGGAGTTCTGCTCGGCATATCTCGACAAGGGCTTCTTCACTATCGTGGAGGACGAGCTTGAGGCTATGTACGCCGAGGACGCCGACACCGAGGAGGTTCCGTTCTGATGCTGCTAGAAGTCAAGCTCTTCAACCCTCGCCGTAGCGTCTGCGAGGCGGTAAAGATTACAAACGACAATCTCCGTCAAGTCCGCGCCTGGGCCGCCAGCGACGATGAGATCATGGCCCACCTTCATACAGGAGCCGTCGGCAAGTGGGTTATCCGCCGTAGCGACAACAAGTTCGACCTCATGACTGAGGGTCAGCTCTGGGGCCTCTACGAGCCGATCCTGCACTGACATCCATATCCACGGGGCCCTGGGGAGACCTGGGGCCCCCATACCCACTAGAAGGAACGAACGCATGCTCAAGAAGCTTTATTTCCACACACGCGAGGGCCGCAGCTACGACTTCGACATCGTCGCCACAGCCAAAGTCGACAAGCCCGGGTTCACCGAGTGGATCGTACAGGTCGATACCAATAACGAACTTGGTGTGCATGAGGTCCAGGCCAGTACCGATGACTGCACATTCGACGTCGTCTCCGATGACTCTCTGATCATCTGGGAACTCCCTCCCGTTGAGGAAGACGACGAAAATCAAGTCATCACCGCTCGCTACAAGAACTGATCCTCATTTTTTCTGTATTGTACACGTGTAGGAGACGCAAATGAAACTGGTTTTAAAGACGCTCGATGGTAAAGTTTCCCAGCGTAAGATCAAGGATTTATGTTGTAACGGGGACATCGGAAACGAGGATCCCCGGGCCGCTCTAGTCATCGTCGAGCTGGATGACACCCTCACATATCTCCCCATCGACCAATTTATCTGCGAGGAGTGGACTGAGAATACCGTAGTTGTCAAGGAGGACTGGGCATGAAAGCGTATACTGTAGAGCGACACGGCGACCGCTGGATCGCCTGGTACAAGGAGGGGCTACTCGGAGTAGCTGACGACATGATTTCTGCATACCGTCTTGCAGAGGAGGCTACTGATGGCAACAGCTGACCCGATGCCTGATCCGAATACCTACGATATCCGAGAGGACGGGACTATATACGGGAAGCGCTCAGGCAAGCTTATACCTATCCGGACGTCCAGGTATGGTCTTCCGCAGATCCGTTTTTACAAAGAACATCGCTACCGGGTTCAGCTCCTCAGCAAGATCATCTGGACCCATTTCCACGGCGAGATCCCGTTCATGCATGAGGTGCGGTACAAGGATGATGATTCATGGAACTGCGCCTTGGAGAACCTATATCTGAAGGACCTGAACGAGGAGTTCACGCCTCTGGATCGCTGGCCGGGCTTTGCCATCAGTAAGGGTGGCGAATTGATCAACACGACTACCCTGCATCGGATCAAGCCCATGATGCCTCCGAGCAGGACCAACCTCATGTTCTCAGTCCGTGTCGACGGGGAGAGCCGAACCTTCCCGGTTGCATCCACCGTCTGGGAGACGTTCATGGGAGAGAAGGTCAACTCGCATTATCTCTGCCACAAAGACGGCAACGTCTGGAACTGCGCCCTGGATAACCTGTATCTCAGTGACGAGTATCCTTACTATCCGCCCAAGGGTGATAAGGAGGACGGTAAGGAATACATGCCGGTCGAGTACTATATCCACATGGTCGATGGAGTGAAAGGAGAGAGGGAGAGTGGAATCCCCCAGCACTGCCGACTTGGCTCCTACTGAGACATTTAAAGACAGCATCATCGACGATATTGAGGTCAGTGATCTCGGTAGGATTCGTCGTATCTCGACTGGTCAGATTCTTACACCTTGCCTTAGGGCGAACGGGTATGTCCAGGTTACCCTGTGGGATCGTGGGATTAGACGTACGAAGTATGTCCAAAAGCTGGTCTGGGAGGCCTTCAACGGCCCTCTGGAGCCCTTACAGAGGGTTGCGCACCTGAATGGTGACCTGACTGATAACAGGCTCTCAAATCTCTTCCTGGAGTCTCACAGCGACTCGATGAGGAGGGCGTGGGACGCCAAACGACGCAAGTGGGAAACTATCTACCAAGGAGTTCTGTGGTGAGCGAGTACAAGAGTCCGCATAACGACGGACATGATCCGTATATCCTGATCTGGGAGTACGGGAATGACATTCGGAGGGCCGAGTTCAGCGAACGCTGGGCAGAGTACGACGAGACCGGTTGGACTGTCTGGTATTTCCGGTTAGTTGACGGAGGTATCATGACCTTCTCTAGTCGGGAGTGGGAGCAGAAGGACGACGTCAACCATCTGACAACCATTTGGATGCGGCCGTCGCTGTACGACGTTGAAAGGAAGGCATCATGATTCCACCAGGCCACATCATTCTGGTCATCAGCCGAGGTGACAAGATCATCTACGAGAAGGAGGGCATCTTCAATATCTGGTCCTACGTGAATGACGGCAGTCTCATGGCGGCCGTTCGGGACGCTATCGAGGACAAGGTCATATTCGAAGACCTTCCTTGTGTCGCCGTGAATGTGGACGACCCATACGTCCAGATACTCACCGAAGAGGAGTGAGCCTTGGGACCGGTTGATCTGTGGCCCCATCAGGTCGAAGCGGTGAAGAACCTGAGGAATGGGTGCATATTGACCGGTAAGCCGGGCTCGGGGAAGTCGGTTGTCGCCCTCCAGTACTACGTTGAGAGAGTGCTGGGGGTGCGGCATCCGGCCGATCTTCCGAGGCGGCTTGCCGAAGGACCCAGGTTATATATAATCACCACTGCTCGCAAGAGGGATGACCTTGATTGGCAGGGGGATGTCTCGATGTATGGGCTGACGGACTACACGACGGTCGATTCGTGGAACAACATCAGTAACTACAGTGACATCCGTGACTCCTTCATCATATTCGATGAGCAGAGGGCTATCGGCAACGGCAAATGGGCCAAGACATTTGTCAAGATGGCTCGCAGCAACGAGTGGATCATGCTGTCTGGCACGCCTGGCGATAACTGGATAGATTACTGCCCGGTATTTATCGCCAATGGCTTCTTCAAGAACCGCACCCAGTTCGAGAGGGAACACTGCCAGTTCAACTACAGAGCGGGCTATCCTCGTCTTGAGCGATATCTCGGGCAGGGGAAGCTGTTGCGGCTTCGTAAGAAGGTCCTCGTGGACATGCCTTTCATCAAGAAGACGACCAAGAAGCGGACGGACGTCCCGGTATCCTACGAGGTGAAACCATATCGTACGATCCAGAAGTATCGCTTCGATCCGTACAAGGAAGAGCCCATCAAGAACGCAGGAGGCCTCTGTCATGTCTTGAGACGAGTGACGAATGAGGATCCTGTGAGGCTTGAGGCGGTTCGGGCCTTGTGTGAGGAACATCCTCGAGTTATTGTCTTCTATAATTTCGACTATGAGCTCTTCATGCTGCGGTCGTTGGGGGATATTCTCGGAGTGCCGATCGCGGAATACAACGGGCACAAGCATGAGGCCTTGCCGGAAGGAGAGCGATGGGTATACCTTGTACAATACACTGCCGGTGCAGAAGCTTGGAACTGCACCACTTGTGACACGATGATATTCTTCTCTCAGAACTACTCCTGGAAGGTCATGGAGCAGTGTGAGGGGCGAATCGACAGACTGAACACTCCTTATTCAGTCTTGAACTACTACTATCTGAAGAGTCAGTCACCCATCGATCAGGCCATTTCGAGGGCGATTCGGGTCAAGGAGATCTTCAATGAGAGGGGTTTTTACGAGTCTCTGAGGTGATTGTTGTACCACCCGTTGTACCACTTGGTGCGGCGGGTGGACAACGCTTCTGATGTTTGTGTGACTGGAGTGACGTATGTGTTTTGCCAGTTTTTTTGCCAGTTTTGAAACGGGCCAGAATCTGTACTGTACACGTGCGCAAAATTTTGCCAGTTTTGGGGCGATTTGCCAGTTTTGAAACGGGGGTGGCAAACGATCTGGCAAGCACTTTTCGTTGCAATTTCAACGTTTATACCCCCATTTTGCCAATTTGCCAGTTTTGTTCTGATTACCAGGAGTTGAGTAAATTTTCTTATATATAGAGAGTATACGGGGTTTGGGTGGCAAATGGCAAGTATTGTACATGCACTGTATTGTACATGCACTGTATTGTACATGCACCACCACAAGATCCAACGACATGTACAATAGACCGCGTCGCGAACATGCATCCTAATGAAGGAGTTGGGCCTTCTATATTTTCGACCCCTCTCACTTCAGCATACCTCCCACGGTTGGCCCGAACTACGCTACCTCAACACCGCATAGTAAACTCAAACAACTTACGAGTATCGACACACGCGGCGCCAGGACCAACCGTGGGTATAATTCTTGATTCGAGGATAGACCCCATGCTCGAACGCGACTACCAGCGCGGACTCATATCCAGGATCGAGGAACGCCTTCCTGGCTGCCTCATCCTCAAGAACGATCCGAACCACAATCAGGGCATACCCGACCTAATCATCATATTCGGATCCAAGTGGGCCGCACTCGAGGTCAAGAGAAGCGCCGACGCTGCTCATCGACCGAACCAGGATCATTTCATCGACAAGCTCGGTGAGTGGTCCTTCGCATCATTCATATACCCAGAGAACGAGAAAGGAACGCTCGATGAACTGGAACGTACACTCAAGGCTGGAGGGCCTGCACGCATTTCTGAGCGCCAGCAAGCACAGTTGGGTCAACTACGACGACGAGAAACTGGGCGAGGCATTCAGGACAGCACAGGCGGCAGCGATGGGGACCAGGCTTCACGCCCTGGCCGCAGAGCATATTCGCCTAAAGATGCGGATGCCGAGGAACAAAGCCACCTTCAACGCCTACGTGAACGACGCCATTGGCTACGGTCTTGATCCCGAGGTCGTGCTATATCACAGTGAGAATGCATTCGGGACCGCCGACGCCATCGGCTTCGACGAGAAGAAGCATCTTCTCCGCATCCACGACCTCAAGACCGGCGTGACTCGCGTCAACATGGTTCAGCTTCATATCTACGCAGCACTGTTCTGCCTGGAGTACGAGAAGCTGCCCGGCGAGATCAACGTCGAGACCCGCATCTACCAGAACGACGATATTCTGGTCGACACTCCACAGCCAGACGACATCGCCCATATCATGGACAAGATCGTCTGGTTTGACAAGCTCATCGAGGAGATCAAGACTGAGGAGAACTGATGCCCTCCGATATCCTCAAACACTACGGGACTAAGCGGCACTCGGGTCGCTACCCTTGGGGATCTGGCAAGGATCCATATCAGTCAGCCCAGGGCTTCCTCGCTGAGCGAGACAAGCTCAAGGCTCAGGGCATGTCTGAGGTCGATATTGCCAAGGCCTGGGGCATGAGCACCACCGAGTACCGTGCTCTGAACAGCATCGCTCGTGCCGAGAAGAAGGCTGGCGATATTTCTCGAGCATCTCGTCTCAAGGACGCCGGTCTGCCCAATACGGAGATCGGTCGACGCATGGGACTCAACGAGTCCTCCGTTCGCGAGCTTCTCAAGCCCAACGCGTCATATCGCAAGGACGAGATCACCCGGGTCAAGGATATTCTGGCCGACGAGGTGAAGCAGAAGAAGTTCATTGAGTACGGTCTCGGCGTTGAGCAGAACCTCCAGTGTTCGTCGACATCTTTGAAGACCGCCGTCGAGGCCCTGAAGGCTCAGGGATATACTACTCACGACGTCAAGGTCAAGCAGGCCAACAGCGATAACTACACCATCCTCAAGGTTCTCGCCCCTCCCGGCACCAAAGCTGCCGATATTCATGCACAGAGGGACAAGATCCGTACTCCTGGTGTAGTCATCGACGAGAAGGGGCTGCTGTCGACTGGACTTCGTACTCCTCGAGCCATATCTTCAAAGAAGGTCGCCATCAAGTACGCCGAAGACGGCGGTACTGACATGGACGGGGTTATTCTGCTCCGTCGTGGAGTCAAAGAGCTCAGCCTCGGTGGCTCCAACTACGCCCAGGTGCGTATTTCGGTTGACGGAACGCACTACCTCAAGGGCATGGCCATGTACTCGGATGATATTCCGAAGGGTAAGGACATAGTCTTCAACACCAACAAGAAGAAGGGCACACCCATGCTGGGCTCCAAGGACCACACGGTCCTCAAGCCCATGAAGGATGATCCCGAGAATCCGTTTGGTGCGGTCGTTAAACAGAAGTTATTTAAGGACCCGAAGACCGGCAAGAAGGAACTGAGCGCGCTCAATATTGTGAATGAGGAGGGCAAGTGGGACTCATGGTCCCAGTCCCTGGCCTCACAGTTCTTATCCAAGCAGTCCCCCAAGTTGGCCAAGCGCCAACTTCAGGCTGTACGTGACGATAAGCGGAAGCAGCTCGATGAGATCATGGGTCTTACGAATCCTGTTATTCGTAAGCGGATGCTCATGTCCCTGGCTGATGACTGCGACTCGGCTTCGGTGCATCTCAAGGCCAAGGCCCTCCCAGGTCAAGCGTCTCAGGTGTTATTGCCGATGCCCCATCTCAAGAAGGGTGAGGTATATGCTCCTAACTATCGGGACGGTGACGTTGTTAGTCTCGTGCGTTATCCTCATGGCGGGACTTTCGAGATTCCTACGCTCACTGTTAACAACCGAGGTAAGAAGTCTCGAAGTATTCTTGGCAATGCTAGGGATGCTATTGGGATCCATCCTTCTGTCGCTGAGCGTCTTAGCGGTGCTGATTTTGATGGCGACTCCGTCCTGGTAATCCCCAACAAGGGGAAGACCCGGATTCGTTCTACCGCTCCACTCAAGGGATTGAAGGGATTCGACCCCAAGAGAACATATCCTGGCTACCCTGGGATGAAGAGGATGTCGGATACTCAGACCCAGATGGGTAAGGTATCCAATCTTATTACCGACATGACTCTCAAGGGTGCTAGCGCCGATGAATTGTCCCGGGCTGTTCGTCACTCCATGGTTGTTATTGATGCCGAGAAGCATAATCTCAACTACAAACAATCCGAGGTAGACAACGGCATCGCCGCATTGAAGAGGAAGTACCAGGGCGGCGCCGATAAAGGTGCAGCCACTCTTATTTCCAGGTCCAAGGGTGTTCAGTATGTACCCCATCGCAAGCCGCGCAGTGCAGCGAAGGGCGGTCCATATGATGCAGCCACTGGTCGCCGGGTCTACGAGGAGACTGGCGAGTCCTATATTAACAAGCAGGGCAAGCTAGTCAAGAAGCAGACCAAGACCACCAGGATGGCAGAGGCTACCGATGCTAGGAAGCTGTCCTCCGGTACACTGATGGAGGGTATTTACGCACAGCACGCCAACGAGTTGAAGGCCATGGCCAACGATATTAGGAAGCGTGCTATTTCAACCCCCGCCATCAAACGAGACCCCCGGGCTGCTAAGAGCTATGCCCCTGAAGTTGCCACCCTCCGCGCTAAATTGAACCGGGCCCTCAAACAGAAGCCCCTAGAGCGGCAGGCACAGCTAGTGGCACAAGGTGTTGTGCAGAAGAAGCTTGAATCAAATCCAAATTTGACCAAGAAAGAACGGGCTAAGCTTGAGGCCATGGCCATCAAGACCGCCCGCCGCCGTCTTGGTTACGATAGAGAAGGCACAAGAGTGGTCCCCACCCCTCGTGAGTGGGAAGCCATCCAGAAAGGTGCTATATCTAACGCGATGATGGAGCATATTCTAGCCAACTCTGATCTTGACACCATCAAGTCACTGGCTTTGCCAAAGGAGAAGGTTCCTCTTGCTGGTGCTCAGAAGGATCGAATCAAGACTCTTCGATCTAACGGAGCCAACACAGCGCAGATCGCTGAGGCATTGGGCATTTCTACAGCTAGAGTTAGGGAGTACCTGAATGGCTAGCTTCTTGTCCATTGTCAACTGTCCATTGTCCTTGAAACGGGGTGTATAGAGCCATGCTACGCCTAGCACTCACTACCGAGGACAATCCTTACGATCCTTTCGATGAGTTCGAAGAGTGGTTTAAGTTTGATGTAAGTCAAGGTTACCACACCTGCGCCTACCTGGCACGGGTCACTACCACTAGTACTGACCTCACCGAAGCCGATCAACTCGAAGCAACGAATGAAGCGATTGAAGAGATTCTCAAACTAAACTTGACTGGAAACTATCAAGTTGTAGAACGAGAATTCTGACGAGCTTTCGTCCATTTCGTCCATTCTGAACTTCAAAAGAGGGGGGACAGGGTCCGCAAAATGGCCCACCCCCCGTCATCGGCCCGCACCTCGCATTTTCCCCGGAGGTAGGTTTGGGCACACCGAATCTGGGTTTCGGATAAGACAGGACGACCTGTGTCGTTGGGGTCTTCTTGCGTTCGTTCCTTTCTACCCAACGAGGGGTACGCAAGTCGTCCTGTCCTACCTGAAACCCGGATTCGGAAACAGCAAAGGAACCCGGAATAGGAGAGAACTCCGTGGCAAGGGCCAAGAAGTCACCCAGAGGACGGGCCGCCACTCCGGAGCAGCAGGAGAATCAACTCATTTCGCTCGCAGTCCAGCGAGCCGAGGAGATGCTACTGGACGGCACGGCTCCTCCTTCCATCATTACGCACTACCTCAAGCTCGCCACGAGCCGTGAGCGGTTGGAGCAGGAGCGAATCAAGGCCGAGAACGACATGCTCAAGGCCAAAGCCGACGCTCTGGCGGCCTCAGCACGAGGGGAGGAGGCCTACAAGGAGGTTCTCGAGGCATTCAAGTCCTACGCCGGAGGAGGTGTGGGTCTTGAGTCGGATTCGGACCTTCAGTGAACTCTCTCGCATCGGTTCCTTCGAGGACCGGTACGAGTACCTACGTCTCAACCAGGATCCAGGAGATCAGACCTTCGGTTTTGAACGGTATCTGAACCAATCCTTCTACCACTCGACCGAATGGCGTCAAGCAAGACAGAAGGTTATCCTAAGAGACGACGCATGCGACCTCGGGGTCCCGGGTCACGACATCTACGGTAAGATTCTTGTTCATCACATGAACCCGATTCGGCCCGAGGACCTCGAGGGAGAGTTCAATCCCGACATCCTCGACCCCGAATACCTGGTCTGCGTGCGACACGACACACATAACGCGATTCACTTCGGCGACGCGAGTCTGTTACCCAAGCCTCTAGTCGAGAGAACGCCGAACGACACGATACCCTGGAGGTGACCGTGGCTGATTCGATATTGAATGACATCAAGAAGGCTCTCGGCATCACTGAGGACTATACGGCTTTCGATCAGGAGATTATTCTCCACATAAACACGGCGCTCATGTTCGCAGAGGAGATCGGTCTCCCCTCGTTCAAGATCACCGGAAAGACAGAGACCTGGGATCAGTACTTCAGTGGCGTCACGAAGAATGTTGAGGCCGTCAAGACGTACCTGTATCTGCAAGTGCGGCTCGTATTCGACCCGCCTGCGAACTCTTTCGTCGTGACGGCGATCGAGAAGCAGCTTCAGGAGTACGCCTGGCGTATCAACCTGCAGAAGGAGACTCCATGAGCGACCAACTCATGCATTACGGGGTCAAGGGGATGCGCAAAGGGGCTCGGAAGAGCCGTGAACAGCGGAATGCCGAGCGCCGCGCCAAGTACGAAGCCAAACTCAAGGCTAAGTATGGCGATCACGACATCGCCACGATCGAGGCCTTCATCAAGAAGCGCAAAGCGCAAGCCAAGGCGGCCAGGGACTGGCGTCTCGGAAACCAGCGCAACCGTCAGCTCACTGCTACTGAGCGTCGAGAGAAGTATTACAACGAACTCGACGCCGGTCAGCTAGGCAAGACCTACGCAACCGATGCAACTCTCGCTGAAGCCGCTCGTAGGTATTACAAGAAGGGGCATAACAAGCGAATGGGTCATTCGGAGCTGATGCATTACGGCGTCAAAGGCATGAAGTGGGGCGTTCGACGCCGTGCTCGTCGTGACGCCAAGGAATTCACCCAGGCCAAGATGCATTACGGCGAGGGCGCCGGCAACCGACGGAAGCTGATCAAGGCCACAGTCAAGGCTCGCTCGAAGGATCCGTTTTACAAGAGCGAATTCGACAAGGCCGCCGGGATCGCTCCTACCGAGAAAGAGCTACTCACCAAAGCCGTTAAGGGGGCGAAGAAGATCAAGAGAGTCGTTCAGCACGACGACGTTCTCGCTCACTACGGCGTCAGGGGTATGCGCTGGGGAATCCGCAAGTCTCGCATCAAGGGCGCGAAGAAGTGGACTTCGGCTAAGCAGGCCAAAATAGACGGTATGTCTGATGATCAGCTTAGGCGGGTCAATAACCGTATCCGGTTAGAGAAGGAGTATCGTCAGCTAACCCAGACCCGGATGGAGCGCTACCGAGCCAGGGCGGGGAAGGCGGCTGAGGAGGCCGCGTTCAACACTCTGCAGAACGCGATCCAGAACGGGCTGAAGAAGGCTGCCGGCCGTGTCGGATCCGCTACCATCAAAGGCGCCAAACGGTTCAAGCAATAGGATTAGGACATGACCGACAACCTGTTCTTCATCGACGAGGACGAGGTCCTCGCACACCACGGCGTCAAAGGCATGAAGTGGGGCGTTCGCAAGCAGCGAGCCGCTTCCGGAGGCGCCGGATCAACCAAGAAGCGCAAGGGGCTCTCCCGCAAGCAGAAAGCCGCTATCGCCGGCGTTCTCGGAACGGCAGCAGCCGCTGGCGCTGGATACTACCTGCACAAGTCCGGCAAGGGCAAGAAGATCGCGGCTCTGGCCAAGAAGCATGGAGCATCCGCTAAGGGCAAGGGTCGCAATCTCGGAGCCCAGGCCCGAGTCAAGTCAGCCCAGGCCAAGCGATTTGCAAAGGCCCAGTCAGCTAACGCCAAGAGCGCCGCCGAGAAGTTGAAGTACACCAAGGCCGGCAAGTACGCCGAGGCTAGTCGTCTCGCCGCCAACGCTGCCGCGTTCAAGACAGGAAACGCAGCTCGTTCCGCTGGCTTCCGGGCCAAGCAAGCGGCGCGGAAGGTCGGTAACAAGGCGCGTCGGACCGCGGCAGGCGGTGTGGGTGGAGTAAAGTCCGCAGCCGGTATGGCAGCACGTTCGGCTAAGTCTAAGGCGGGTTCCGCAGCCAGTAAGGCCTCAAGTGCCGCTAAGTCCCCGGGTGCTTCGGCCAAGAAGGCTGCCGGCAAGGAGGTTGGCTTCCGGAAGCTCGCCACCCGCGGGACCCGGGTCGTACGCCCCAAGTCCAAGCTCACCAATTCCGACAAGATCGCCTTGGTGGCCGCCGGCGGATTGAGCGCTAATCTGGCAGATGCCGCGGTTGGAGCAGCGCGCAATCGGAAGAAGATCCAGGGCTCTAGGAAGCGCCGCCGCTGACCATGCTCTCCAATACCGCTACCCCGCGATATTACGCTGAGTTCAGAGATGCTGTCCTCGCAGGTCGGATTCCGATCTGCAAGGAGATCGAGATGGAGATGAACCGGATAGATGATCGGATTCGCAATCCCGGCTTTTATTACGATAGCGACGCTGTGGAGGGGTTCATCCGCTTCGCGGAAGCGGAGATGACTCTAACCGACGGATCCGATCTCCGGCTCCTCCCAAGCTTCAAGCTCTGGGCCGAACAGATCTTCGGATGGTGGTTCTTCACCGAGCGATCGGTCTACGTCCCGAACGAGACGAAGGCCGGCGGCCACTTCGAGAAACGCCGGGTGAAGCAGCGCCTCATCAACAAGCAGTACATCATCGTCGCTCGAGGCGGGGCGAAGTCTCTGTATGAAACCCTCCTTCAAGCCTACTTCCTCACGATCGACACGTCGACCACCCACCAGGTGACGACCGCGCCGACGATGAAGCAGGCCGAGGAGGTCATGCAGCCCTTCCGCACTGCCATCACAAGGGCCAAGGGACCCTTGTTCGATTTCATGACTCAGGGGTCTCTCCAGAACACGACCGGCAGCCGCGCGCTCAGGCAGAAGCTCGTCCCCACCAAGAAGGGGATCGAGAACTTCATGACCAACAGTCTGCTCGAGGTTCGACCCATGTCGATCGATAAGCTCCAGGGCCTTCGTACCAAGATGAACACGGTGGACGAGTGGCTCTCGGGCGATATTCGTGAAGACGTGGTCGGCGCCATTGAGCAGGGCGCGTCCAAGGTCGACGACTGGCTTATCTTGGCAGTATCCTCCGAGGGTACCGTCAGGAACTCGGCCGGCGACAACATGAAGATGGAGCTCCTCAACATTCTTCGAGGGGAGTATTCGGATCCCCATACATCCATCTTCTACTACAGGCTCGACGACCTCAAGGAGGTCGGGGATCCGTCGACCTGGCTGAAGGCCCAGCCTAACCTCGGGGCTACCGTCTCCTACGAGACATATCAGCGTGACGTCGAACGGGCGGAGCACGTGCCGGCGGCTAGGAACGACATCCTGGCCAAGAGGTTCGGCATTCCCATGGAGGGGTACACATACTTCTTCACCTACGAGGAGACCCTGCGACACAACCGTCAGGACTTCTGGGGTATGCCTTGCTCCATCGGCGTCGACCTGTCGCAGGGCGATGACTTCACCGCCTTCACATTCTTGTTCCCCCTCAGCCGGGGTAGGTTTGGCGTCAAGACGCGCTGCTACATTTCCGAGCGCACCATGCTGCGCCTTCCGGGAGCCACTCGTCAGAAGTACGAGGAATTCCTACAGGAGGGCTCGCTCATGGTGCTCGAGGGTACGGTTCTTGACATGATGAACGTCTACGAAGACCTCGAGGCGTTCATCGCTGATTGCGAGTACGACGTGCGCTGTCTGGGGTTCGACCCGTACAACGCCAAGGAGTTCGTGACTCGCTGGGAGAACGAGAACGGACCGTTCGGCATCGAGAAGGTGATCCAGGGAGCCCGGACCGAGTCTGTGCCCCTTGGTGAGATCAAGGACATGGCAGAGGATCGCAAGCTCCTCTTCGACCAGTCCATGATGACCTTCACGATGGGGAACGCCATCACCCTGGAGGACACCAACGGGAACCGCAAGCTCCTGAAGGCCCGACGGGAGAACAAGATCGACTCAGTCGCCGCCCTGATGGACGCCTGGGTCGCTTACAAACTCAACAAGGACATGTTCGACTAGGAGGTGAAGGACATAGGACTGCGAGATAGACTACAGCACGCCTACAACGCCTTCACTGGCAGGGACGTCGACCGATCGAACCTCGGGCCTTCCTATAGCGTACGGGCTGACCGGCTCGCGCTCGGATGGACGGCCGACAAGTCGATCATCTCGTCGCTGTTCAACATGATCGCCATCGACGTGTCCGCCACGCCGATCCGACATGTCGACACAGCTCAAAATGGAACGTTTGTTGGCGTTCGGCGGTCAGCCCTGAATGACTGCCTGATGCTGGAGCCCAACATCGATCAGAGTGGCCGGGCCTTCATCCAGGATGCCGTACTGTCACTGTTTGACGAGGGCGTCATTGCGATTGTTCCAGTTGAGTCGGACCTGGACCCGAGGACCAACAACAGCTTCGACATTAAACAGCTGCGAGTTGGGCGGATCACCCAGTGGTTCCCCGAGCAGGTCGAGGTAGAGGTCTACAACCAGGCTCGCTCAACCAAGCAGCGGGTGATCCTGCCGAAGCGCACCGTCGCCATCATCGAGAATCCTCTCTATGAGGTGATGAACAAGCCGAACTCAACCCTCAAGCGACTGAGCCGCAAGCTCTCCATGTTGGACCTGGCCGACGAGAAGACGTACACCGGAAAGCTGGACATCATCATCCAGCTCCCCTACGTCGTCAAGACCGAGGCCATGCGCCAGCGGGCGGAGAACCGCATTCAGTCTATCGAGGACCAGCTCGGTAAGGGTGGACACGGGATTGCCTACACCGACGGTTCCGAGAAGATTACTCAGCTGAACCGCCCGGCGGAGAACAACCTGCTCGATCAGATCAAGTTCCTCACCGCCGAGCTCATGAGTCGACTGGGTATCTCGGAGGACGTCTTCAAGGGCACTGCGACGGAGATCGTCTGGACGCACTATTGGAACCGGGCTGTGGAGCCCGTACTCTCGGCGCTCGCCGACGGGATGAGCAAGGCCTTCCTCACGAAGACCGCGCGCACTCAGGGGCAGGCCGTGCAGTACATCCGTGACCCGTTCAAGAACGTCCCGCCGAGCCAGATCGTCACGTCCCTGGACACCATGCTCAGGGACCAGGTCATCACGCCGAACGAGGCTCGTACGAGGATCGGTCTTCCGCCGTCCCCGAACGAGCAGGCGGATCAGTTGCAGAACCCGAATATCAACCCTCAGATGGGTGATACCTCCCTGGACGGCGAGGGGGATATTTCGGACTCCGGTCCTGATGTTCAGTCAGTGCTCAGCATGCCGATGAGCCAAGTCAGAGGAGAAGGATGAAGTTCGACTTCAGTGGCTGGGCCACTAAGAACGACCTGACCTGCTCCGACGGGCGCACTATCAAGCATAATGCGTTCAAGGAGAATGACGGCCAGCGCGTGCCGCTTGTATGGCAGCATGGGCACAACGCCGTCGACAACGTTCTCGGGCACGCACTGCTCGAGAATCGCAATGAGGGTGTTTACGCCTACTGCGCTTTCAACGACACTCCCGGCGCCGAGAACGCCAAGGAGCTCGTGAAGCACGGCGACGTCAAGGCTCTCTCGATCTACGCCAACCGCCTCGACCAGCGAGGGGCTGACGTTATTCACGGCAACATCGTCGAGGTTTCCATGGTCCTGTCCGGGGCCAACCCGGGCGCCTTGATCGACAACGTTGCTCTGGAGCACTCGGATGGTTCATGGACCGAGTCCGAGGACGAGGCCGTCATTTATTCCGGTCTCACGCTCTCGCACGATTCCGGAGAAACAACGGAGGACACAGAATCCATGGACGAAGACGAGGTTTACGACGAGGACGACCTCACGGTCGCCGATGTCCTCGAGACCCTCGACGATGACCAGCGTCTGGCTGTTGCAGCCCTTATCGAGGAGATCAGCGGTGACGTTGATGACGATGATGAGGACTTCGACAAGGACGAAGAGTTCGATGAGGACTATGACGACGAAGACTACGATGAGGACGCCGAGCACGGCGACTTCGGGGGTGATACTCTGATGCATTCCAACATCTTCGAGGGCGACGCGCTGCACAGCGTTGGGCCTCGACTCTCTCACGCTGATGAGGAGCAGATCTTCGCCGAGGCTCGTCAGCCCGGCATGACGCTCCGAACCGCTGTCCTGGCTCACGCCGCAGACTACGGTATCAAGAACCCGGAGCTGCTGTTTCCGGACGCCACCAACCTGGACCCGGAGCCCCAGCGCATCATGCGCGAGAACTCTTGGGTTTCCAAGGTTCTCCAGGGTGCCAAGCACTCGCCCTTCTCCCGCGTCAAGACCCAGTGGTCCAACCTGACCGCGGACGACCTGCGGGCCAAGGGCTATGTCAAGGCCAGCCGCAAGAAGGACGTCGTCTACGAGGTCGCCAACCGGAAGACTGAGCCGACGACCGTTTACAACAAGACGAAGATCGACCGTGACGATGTCCTCGACATCACCACGTTCAACGTCGTTGCCTGGATGCAGCAGAACCTTCGCCTGGCCCTCGAGGAGGAGCTCGCACGCGCCGTCCTGATTGGTGACGGCCGTGAGGTGTCCAACCCCGACAAGATCAAGGAGAGCAACATCCGTCCGATCTGGAAGGATGACGAGCTGTTCTCCCACAAGGTCCTGATCGACAAGGACGCCAAGACCGCCGACATCATCGACGTGGTACGTCGCAGCCGGAAGTTCTACAAGGGCTCCGGTTCTCCGGTCCTGTTCACCACGAACGGGTTCATCTGCGACATGCTCGAGATCAAGGACCACAACGAGCGCTACATCTACGAGACCCGGCAGGCCGTCGCCAACGCCCTGAACGTCTCGGATGTCATCGAGGTCGAGGTCATGGAGGGCGCCAAGCGCGAGGTCGGGGGTAAGAACCAGAACCTGCTCGGTATCATCGTCAACATGCAGGACTACACCCTGGGTGCGGACAAGGGCGGCGAGACCTCCTTCTTCGAGCAGTTCGACATCGACTTCAACCAGCAGAAGTACCTGCTGGAGGCTCGTTGCTCGGGCTCGCTGACGAAGTACAAGTCCGCGATCGTCATCGAGAAGGCTACGGCCTGATCCGGTCAAAATGGCAAGATTCTTCGGAAGCATAGGTTACGGACACGCTGTCGAGACATCGCCGGGAGTGTTCGAGGACAAGGTCACGGAGAGGGAGTACTACGGGGACGTGAATCGTTCCCAGAAGCAGTACGACAGTGAGTCGAAGGTTCTCCAGAATCTCCGGCTCAACAACGAGATCTCTATCGTGGCCGACTCCTACGCCGAGGAGAACTTCTTCGCCATCAAGTATGTGAGATGGATGGGGGCGCGCTGGGTCGTCACAAACGTGGAGGTCCGCCGCCCCCGTCTCATCCTCAACCTCGGAGAGGTGTACAATGGCCCAACGCCTTGAGTTCCATCAGAAACTCGTCGAAGCGCTGGGCTCTAGGAACGTCTACTTCCAACCCCCGGAGTCCGTCCAGCTCACCTACCCGTGCATCGTGTACGAACGGAGTCGAGCCGACTCGAAGTTCGGGGACAACACCAATTGGATGTACACGCCGCGTTATTCGGTCACCCTCATCAGCAGGAATCCCGACGAGCCGGTACTGGACGTCCTGGCCGACATGCCTATGTCCACCTTCGAGAGGCACTTCGTCTCGCACAACCTTCATCACGACGTGTTCAACATCTACCAAGGAGTATAGATGGCAGTCCTCACATGGGACGAGACGGGCAAGAAGTTCTATGAGACTGGTGTGGACCGTGGGGTCCTCTTCCCCGTCAACCCCGCCACTGGCGCTTACAGCAAGGGCGTCGCCTGGTCGGGTCTCACAAACGTGACTGAGACCCCGTCTGGTGCAGAGCAGACCGACCTGTACGCGGACAACATCAAGTACCTTTCTCTGACCTCGGCGGAGACGTTCGAGGGCAAGATCGAGGCCTACACCTACCCGGACGAGTGGCTCCAGTGTGACGGCTCGGCAATCGTCGACAAGGTCGTCATCGGTCAGCAGGAGCGTTCCTCCTTCGGGCTGGCATACCGCACCATCAAGGGTAACGACCAGCAGAAGAACAACTACGGCTACAAGCTGCACCTTCTGTACGGTTTGGCTGCCTCCCCCTCGGAGCGGTCCTACGGTACGATCAACGACTCCCCTGAGGCGATCACCTTCTCGTGGTCCTTCAAGGGCACCCCGGTGAACGTTGCCGACCACAAGCCGACCTGTGTCGTTACCCTCGACTCCAGCGTCATCGGCAAGAACGGCATGACCGCCATCGAGAAGCTGATCTGGGGCGACGGCGCTAACGACGCCAAGCTCCCGACTCCTGACGAGGTCATCGCCGCCGTCAAGGCTGCTGGCTGACAACTCCCACGGACCCCGTGATGCGCTCCGGGGTCCGTGGTGACTCCATGGAGGAACGAATGCTGACGATTCACGTCGTCGGGGATGAGCTCTATGACGAGGATCGTAACGAGTTCATCAATGGATTCGAGGGCGACCTCGAGCTTGAGCACAGTCTCGTCGCTCTGTCAAAATGGGAGTCAAAGTGGCACATCCCGTACATCGGCAACGAGAAGCTCACCGAAGAGCAGGTCCTGGACTACATCAAATGCATGACTCTGAATGACGTCGACCCCGTCGTCTACTCGCACTTGTCCATGGACAACGTGAAACGGATCCGAGAGTACATCGAGGACTCGATGACGGCAACCACATTCGTGGAAGCTGAGGGATCCAGCCCCAGCCGAAACACTATCACGTCCGAGCTGGTCTATTACTGGATGGTCGCTCTCCAGATTCCGTTTGAGTGCCAGCACTGGCACCTTCATCGACTTCTCACACTCATTCGAGTGTGTAATGTCAAGAACCAACCCGACAAGAAGATGTCGACCGCCGCCACGCTTCGACAGAATCAGGCTCTGAACGCGGCGAGACGGGCCAAGTACAACTCAAGAGGTTAGTATGCCTGGCATTACTCCTCTCCTCCACGCAAAAGTTCGGGGAGAGTCCAGTCCGTTCAGCACCGTCTACATCTCCCCCACCAACGGGGTCACCGATGCCTCGATCACTCTGGGGGCTGACCCCAACTTCGAGCTGGATGTCGCCTTCTACGAGGGCTCCAAGGCCCTTCTTAGGGTCGTCCGCAAGGACGGCACCTCAGACCAGAAGATGATCGACCTCAAAGAGTCCATGTCAGAGAAGGTCGTGTGGTTCAACTCCAGGGCTGCTTCGGGATACGGCACGTTCGACACCGGTTGGATCAAGTGCCCCGACGACAACGCCTACGTCTACCGCATCATGGCGGGCATGGTCTACGTCAAGCGCAATAGCGACTGGCAGACTCAGGACCTTAACGGAACGAGGGACGTCAAGGTTGTCGATCTCCCCAAGGAGATCCAGGTTCGAAGTCGGGCAACGTTCGTTCTCCCTAAGGGCGACTACACGGACGACGGATCCATCATCGAGATCTGGCCCGGAGACGCAGCAACGCCTCCGCGTGTTCGCGCGCAGCTCAAGGCCAACGGCGCTCGGATCATCCCAGTGCTCTTCGCCCCCATCGAGAACTCCAACGGCTGAAAAGGTCAAAATGACTGTATCTCAATACGCAGCATCCTGCGCCAGGTACTACGCCGACGTCGCAGATGTCGGTTACTCGCAGCCAGACCGCTGGACCTTCTACGATCGGTCCGACTGGGACGGCTGGCTCATCAATCCGCCCGCCAATGCCGACTGCTCGGCTCTCGTCGCAGGCTGCTACAACCTCGCGGCTCACCACGAGTGGGGGGAACCCTTCACCGCCGGCTACTTTCCCCGGTCGACCTGGACCGGGTCGCTGCGGGAGGAGTGTCTCCAGCGCAACTTCGCCGACATCTCTGACTCCTGGACGGGTAACGAGCCCGATGGCGGATTCGAGATCGGCGACATCGTCTTGTCCGAGGCCGCTTCGGGAGGTCGGGGTCATGCCGCAATGGTGACTGGTCTCAACCCCACGATTCTGTCCGAGGCATGGATTGCTGAGGATGGTTCCGACGACGGTTGGATGGGCGACCAGACCGAGCAAGAGGTCCGCACCAAGGAGTACAACGAGCACCCGTACACCCAACAGGCGGCCTGGACGCACTGTCTGCGTCGACGGGACAACCACGGCAGCTCAGCCTCCTCGCATGCCGAGTCATCTACAGGCACCTCCATTCAGCAGGCCGTTCTTCGCGCCGCTGATGCTACTGGGTGCCCTTGGTGGGCCGCTCTCGGCTGCCTCAAGGTGGAGACCGGCGAGGAGGGTGCTAACATCTACGGTCACGACGCCGGAGGTGCCTGCTCTGGCTGGGGCGAGGTCACAGAGCACAACTTCAAGAACTACTTCTGGCCCATCGTATCTGAGTGGGGCACCTCGAACGGCGTCGGTCCGCTTCAGATCACCTATAACGGTTACTTCATCAACGATCCCAACCGAGCCTGGTGGGATCCGCAGAAGTCTGCCGAGGTAGGCTGCTCCATCCTCAAGGGTCTTATCGACGCGGAGGGCGATTCCTACGAGGACCTCCGCCGTGTGGGGTCCCGCTACAATTCCGGGACCATGTACGGGTCCTATGAAGCATACGGCGTGCCTTTCTCCGATGCATGCCGCTACTGGTACAACAAAGGCCGTCCGTCTCAGGGCACGAGCGACGGCGGAGAGGAACTCGAAGTGTCATACGCAACTGATCTGCTTTCTGAGATCAAGGACCGTCTCGTTGAGGTCTCCGACCAGACTGGTGCCGGCATCGCCGGTCGTCGTTTCGACGGCCCTATCGTCGGCTGGCTGAAGGATATCTCCTACAAACAGGACCTGATCCTGAAGGCGCTCAACGAGGCCAAGCCGAAGTCTGACGAGGGCAAGTGAGGCCGCCGTGCCTTACTGCCACGTCAAAGGAGACATCCCCCCGTTCGCCACGCTGACCGTTGACCCCGATGACGGCCCCACCTACGTTGATACTGCCGGAGAGAACGGTAAGATCGATGGCATGGTGTGGTTCTTCCGAAGCACCAATGCTCGTCTCTTTCTGGACGACCAGGGCTGGCCCGCCACCAAGACAGTAACTCTGAACGAGGACCACGTCGTCGACGTTTCCATCAAGACCAACCGTCCAGCCGGCGGCGGAGGAGGCGGCAACGGGAACGTCATGATCCTCGGTCGTGAGGAGCAGGTGCCCGCTGGTACTCCTCCGAATACGGTAATCGTACGAAAGGTCTGATCATGGCGTCTCCCATGAAGGGTATCGCGGTCTCCAAGAACCAGGACGAGAAACTCAGCGTTCCGTCAGCTGTTGGGGACTGGGCGCTGCTCGTAGTGGGCGGTCAACTCAACCATATGCGGGACTGCACACCCGCGGGTTGGACGGGAAAGTACGCCGGAGGCGAGGACATCCGGTCATGCACCGTGGCCGTCAAAATGGTTGCCGATCCTGCCGATACGCAGAACATCGTGTGGAAGTCCCCGGACCCGGCTCACAACGGACGGCACGTTGCGGTACTTATGGTATTCGACGGAGCCAAGGTCAAGAGCCTGGTCCCGGGCACACCGGGTAAGAGCGCTGATGGTTGGAAGAATGGCCCATTTCCTCAGATCACAGGGTTCGTGCAGCATGATGTAAACACCAATCCGGTGGCGACTTTCCCACCCAACGTCGAGTCATTGACTAACGGCGCCTGGGGTAAGGACACGAAGATGTCCTGGTCTTCGATTGTCATCGGATATGCTCAGTCGGCGTACGCGCCGCCAAGCGATACCGGTGTAAAAACCCTTTTCGGCGTCGACGTCAGGCTTCAAGAGCAGAATGACTCGCTCGATCCAACTCTCGCTGACGGATCCAAGATCGGCGTCAACGTGTGGGACGGTACTCGGGAGACTCCGACCGTCACGATGCGAGCGATTCCGGAGGGTGCCAAGACGATCTCAGAGCTCCTCACGATTCCGCATTTCATCGTCGGACATCGCGGCGGATCCCAGTCCTGGCCCGAGCACACCGAGATCGGTTATACCCAGGCGGTCGACTACCACGCTCACGCTCTGGAGTTCTCGGCCGCTCGGAGCAGGGACGGCGTCTGGTTCGGCTGCCACGATAAGAGTCTGTCGCGTCTCGGTCCGGCTCTAACGAAG